TTTCGCGCACTCCCACAAATAGCTGCGGGCGGCTTGCGGTAATGTAGTTTTTACAGTCCGCGGGCAGCTTTGTGGAAACAACCGACAGAAATTAATTGTGGGATTGCGCTGTCGACCGCTTTTCTTTTCGCGTCGTGTCGACCATGGTGAAATCCTTGGAGAGGAAGGGGAAGGGGGTTTAGTGGACCTTCGGGTCCTGCGAGGGGCTCGCGGGGGTGGGGGGCTGAGAAGGTTTCCGCTTTTTAGCGGGAGAAGCTAGCAATTTTTGTAATCGCTCGACGAGGTCATCGGTTTCAGTACTCAACCGAGAGGCGAACCTTTCGAGCATCCGCTTGAGGGCGTTGTCCGCTGCCTGATACTGCTGGTGGTCTACAACAGTTGCTAGCTCCTCGCGTAGGCGTTTAGCCTCCTCAGAGATTAGCAGTATCGTTTGGCGGACGAGCGGAGAGAGAATTTTTTCAGTGATATTTTGCGTGAGCTCTTCGGAGGGGCGGATACGCTCCATGGCGACGACGAGCTCCCGGGCCTCACGGGTCAGGTTGACGTAGTGAGACATGGCGCTACTGTTAGCGTCGGGGTCGTAGTCGTATTGTGATTTGAGGTCATCCGCTACACGTCGGATTTCACGCAGGAGCTCATCAAGTAGCTCGTGGCCGCTATTGATAGTGGGGGCGACACAGAGCTTGATGTGCTCATTGAGCATGGGTAAGCTGACGTAATGCTTCTCCGCGAGCTCATTGGGAGTGAGGTCACCTTTTTCGATGTCCTCGTTGAGCTCCCGGAGAGCGCGGGCGGGGAAGTTATTGCAAAGGTCGCAGCTCATGGTTACACGTGCTGCTGGTGCTGACTTGTCGATGATGGGTTAGGGGTCTCATCTACAGGGGGAGTTTCACCGGGAATGCCGTGGCTGGGATGCGGAATCTGTAGAATAGAAAGCTCGGAAACGGGAACGATCATGTCTGCGCTCTCGAAGTCTTCTTCGGTGGCAGGTCGCAGTCCGTACTGAGCGGCCTCTCGGGAGGTAACAGTTTGCTGGATGGGCAGTGTGTGTTCAGGCCCGTACAGCTCGAGGTCGAGGAGCTGGTCCTCGTCTCCGTTGTTGCCGGTACGTTCGATGCGGACGTCGCGTACAACAATGAAGGGGTAGGTATCTTCGAGCTGCTCTGCGAAGTACCATTTGTTGGGCTGCAGGTTGAGCTTGAACGCTTTGCGTTGTTTTACCTGCTCACGGTGGATGAACGTCTTCGGACCGAAGGTGCCTACTACCCGCATGTTGTGGGAGGCGGCGATGGACTGTACATTCTCAAGGGAGGCCTCGTGGACATCGCGAAGTAGAATGGAATTCTGTCCTACGGTATCCACTGTGAGACCGGCGATTTTGAACGACGCTTGGGCATCCTGCAACTGATTGGTTGGCCCCTCCACAGAGACAGCGGCGAAACCTGGAACTTCTTTTGTGATGTACATCGTGTACGACTCCTATCCCCACTTCTTTTTGGTAGCGGGAGATTTCATATGACGGTAGAATTTTTTGTAGAGCCGTAGCGCAACTTGGCGCCGACGAGGGCCCGTATTCATGTAGCGGCTGTTTTCGAGGATACGTTCGACAACTTGGACGACAGTCTCCACAGCGTTACCGTAGCCACCGTTTTGCAGGATGACGAGGTCTACGAGATTAGCGAGGCGCTTCCAGAGGTACTCAGAGGCAGCGCGCCCGGCTTTTTTGTGGGTGGTGCCTGTAATCTGCTGCAGCTGCACACCGCTCATCATGCTTTGCGCTTCAGTTTCTTCCTGTATGTGCTCATCGATTTCGGTGACAGCTTCAAGCACATCTTCATAGCGGAGGACGTTGAGCATAGCTAGGACGACGGGGGTGGGAATTTTGTTGGCCTGCACGTACCCGAAGATATCTTCACCGTCATAGTCGTCGTGGAGAAGGTTTTGCAGAGCGGAAGCGTTGCGCCAGATGGCTGGGTCTTGATAGGTTTTGAGGACCTTTCCGATACCGCGTTCCATGCGTGCCACGACTTGCTTGAGCTCATCCTTCAGCTGTTGCCTACCTGCTTGTGAAAGGTGGCGCACAGCTTCTCCGAGGATTTCCCATTGGTAGGGATAGACCTCCTGGTCGTACTCCTTAACTTTGTAGAGCTTCCACTTGATGTGCTGTAGAAGCGCGTCGGGTCGAGTGAGCTCGGTGTTGCCTGTGACACGTTTGCCAAACCATCGGTCCATGCTGATATCGAAAACTGGACCGAATTTCTCTCCTAGGAGCTCGGGCTTGACGGTATCGGGGAGGATGTGGAAGTACACGCCATGTTCGGTACCGTCGAGGAGGTACCCGTTTACGACTTCAGCTTCGCGGCGGTAATCGTTGACGGTGTTGGGAGGAACGAGGAGGATCAGGTCGAGCGGGGAAGCCTCGTGGTAGTAGTGCCCAGCTAAATCGCCTGCAATGAAGACTCGGCCCGCTTGCGGGAAACGGGTACGAAGCTGATTGCGCAGCTGTTTACGCACTCGCGGTGCCGGTCGCAGCTCGTCTACCTTCCACACGGTGGGGCTGAGCACTCGACGATGGTAGTCGTAGATAGGCATCGTTGAAAACTAATCGATTCGGGTCGGCATGTCTCTATCGTGGTGAGGAGGAACGGTCTTTCCATCTTCCCCCAACGAAGAATCTGAAGGTTGGTCCCCTCTTCCGAGAAGTGATGAAAATTGAGCTCCCCAATTGATACCTCTTCCCACTTCCTCGAACCATTTTACAGCATTTTCGAGCAAAGCCGAATCGAGAGATGCAGAGACAACGTCGCCAACGTTGTTGCGTTGGGCGTTCATTTTCCTGAGGATAGGAGCAACCTTCGCTAGGGGGAGTGTTTTCGACTTCCTGAGCAAATCGATTTTTTCAGAGGGCGCCAGGGCTTCTGTACGTGGTGCATTGTGGATCATGAAGGAGTGCAGCTCATCCGGTACGAGCTGCTGTATGGAGGCAGTATTCTTTACCCACTCCTCTACCACCTTGTCGAGGTATTGAAAAGTGTGCTGCTTGAGCGCCGGGAAGGGCCATTGTTTGAGTTGGGTCACATCGAGAGCGCTGAGCCCGGGATGTCCTATCCCTCCTCCTAACGAGGAAGCAGCACGGGCGCGCTGGAGAGCTTCTTGAATATCCTTTTGATTGGAATTCAGGACAATGCGGACCACGATAGACTCGATGGCATCTGCGAGGACACCGAGGAGTGTATCGTGGCTAGCGGGAACCTGGAGCAGCTTGTTGAGAGGAAGCCGCAGGGCGACAGGGTTTTGCTCTACGAACTCGAGGACTTTTGTGGGATCGGTATCGAAGTTGAGGCCCCACGTACGCGCCTCGTCTTTGAGCTCGGTAAGGAGCTGTTCTCGGGGGTGATTGAACACACGGGAGCCCAGCACCCGGACTACGTGCGTACGGAAATCCTTGACACGTTGGTCGAGCCCGTCGGTGCTCCCAGCTGCCGCTCGCAAGAACGGTTGGAGCGCATCCTCACGGATGGTGCTATAGTCGCGTACAGGTTTCAATTCGAGTACTTGTAGCATGTTGTTCTCAGCCGCGGACATCACGGCGCCACGTCCACCCTTCGCCATCCCAATCACCGACTACCACATCCTCTCTACCGAGGATGCGAGCCTGCTCGTCGTGGCACAGGCCATCGAGAGCAAGGTTACCCGAAGCGGACAGCTGGAGCTTGTCGTCCACCAAGCTGGCCTCCACCCAGCCACACCACTCGATGGTGCTGTAGGGGAAAGCAGTGGCCAGGTCTGTTTCTGGCTGCAGCTTAGATACTTTTACAACAACCTCGGTCGACCAAGGCTCACCGCTGTTGCGGAGCTTGTCGGGACCACCAACCTTCTGGCCAGTCCGATGCCCTCCGAGCGCAGCGATAGCCTTGTCGACCTCGTCTTCCAGCTGCTGCACCAGGGAGTTGTCTTCGTCTGCTGCACAGACTTGTTGATAGACAGCTCCCCGGTACTTCAGGATGTTGGGTAATCTTGGCATCGGATGCTAGCTTACGCTACACCCAAGCGGCCCCATCGTTGGTTACCAGCGCTGTCAGGGTGGTATCGTAGGCCATGAAACCAACTGGAACATCCGTGTTCGCGGGAAGGGACGCAGTCGGCAGCATCGGAATGACCTGCTGTGGAAGCACACCGCTTGCGGCTAGCGACTCTACGTGGTCTGCGGTCAGCGTGTAACCTACATACCCTTGGCCGTTCAGGAGTACCTGAATAGAGCCTGCACGGATGAGTGTCGAGAGTTCTTCTGCGCGGTATTTGTCGTTCACGAACACCTGGCCTGCTACTTCACGCTCGCCTCCTGGAGCGATGTTCGCGCCGGAAACGACAACGCGGTGCCCAGAGGTATTCTGGATGGTCAAGCGCATGGGGCTGGAAAGAATGGTTCGGTATCCCATTAGTGTCTCCTTGCTGATGATATGTCAGCGAAAAACTACCTCTGCCACTGGAACCAGCAGCATGTTCAAGTAGAAGATAACCTGAAACAGAAAGTTGGTGAATGTGGTTTGTTCCAAATAGTTGAACAGGAATTAGTTGCCGCTAAGTCGAATGAGCATGATTGCTCCAGCGAAGATGATGGTAAGCGCAGCAACCAAAATAGATATGCGCACCCAAAATTGCATAGACCTCTCCTCACAGATATTAGTGGTAAAGAATAACATGGATGTGGGGAGGAAGCAGAGAATCAGGCAGCAGCACGTAGCCACCCGATGTAATCGTGCCACTGGTTTGGGACACCACGCTCGGAGAAACTTTTCACGAGGAGCGCAGGCATCCATCTGGGCTTCCGGGGTTTACGTAGCAATGTGAGCCCGCAATCTTTGAGCGGAAGGTCACCCTTCTGCTGATTGCACGGTGTGCAACAAGTGACCACGTTGGTCCAGGTAGTTCTGCCGCCGCGAGCTCGCGGTACGACGTGGTCGAAGGTGAGCTTCGAAGCAGGGAACTTCTGGCCACAGTATTGGCAACACCACAAATCTCTCGCGTAAACGTACTGCCGGGTTAGCTTGACATCTGGCACGAACCGCTTGGTTTTGTAGCGAAGCCCAATAACAGCTGGGATGTTCCAAGTTAGGTGCTTGGAATGCACTGCGTCGTCGTACTCGCTGAGCACAGACGCCTTGTCGAGCCAGACCATGGTGACGGCGCGCTGCCAATTGATTACCCGGATGGGCTCGTAGCCCTGGTTTAGTACAAGTGTGCGTAGATTGGTGGGGTAGGTCATGGTGTATGTTTCTCCCTTGCAGCAGCTCAGAGCGAGAAGAACTGCTGCGCCAGCAAGCGCAATCTCTGAAGCATGGAAATGTCCTCCAACACGCATGATATAGCGTGCTTACCTGGGATGTCAAGAGGATTGTAGGCTACGAAAAGGTGGGTTCGAACTGAGAAGCGTTCAAGTAGACGAGCTCCTCGTCGTCCTCGAATTCTTTTTCAGCGGCTTCGTAGGCTTCCTCAGTAAGCATTTCGTGGTCGACGGAGGAGAGGGGAAGCCACGAGGCGCCGTCGTACACCTCGAGTTGGGAAGGTGGGATTGGTTGGGTGGTTGTCCACGCACCGGCATTGGAATCGTGGGTGCCAGGAGTATCTTCTTCGACGTCGGGCACGATGCCATCGGGGACACGGATAACGATGGGAATGAGGCCGTCTTGGACGGGGTTGTCGGCGCGATTCTCGGCCATAGCTCCCAAGCGGTCCACCCAGAAACCTACGCCGTCCCACTCAGACAGGAACAGTTTTCCTGCGGAGTAACCGGAGTAGCCCTTGCCAAAGGTGACACCGGTACCCGGGTGAAGTCCTCGAGCAGCGATGGCGGGGAGGCTACCAACGTAGGTGATGTGGTAGAGGTAATCATCGGCGTAGGCACGGCGGTAGGTGGCACCTTTATATCGAATTGTGGTCTTGTTACTGCTAGCAGTCGTAGACTTGTCGCACTTGAAGATGCGATGGAAGTCTTCCCGGTCCCATCTATCGATACCATTCGCGTTGAGGACAGCAACAACAAAGGTAACGCAGTTAACTGCTCCTAGTGGGTTTCTGGTAAATGTGACGGTCTTCGGAAGCTTTATGGTATCGTAGTGGTCGGATTGGATAGTGGGCTCATCAGTCAACTTGGATAGTGAAAATACGCCTTCCTTATGCCGATGTCCACTCATCTGTACGAAGTTTCCGGTAGCTTTATCCACAAAGCCGATGTGGTCGTAGCACCAGTCCTTCGGAGTATGTACACTCTTAGCCAAAAATAGTGTATCGCTACTATAACTCGCAGCTGTACGCGAGGTCGCTGCGTTACCATCTTCCTGTTTAAGCAGGTCGTAGACTAGCGTGTTGTACTTGTCGTAGGAGTGGTCGAAGGGGATGCCATATTTTTCTGCGATGAATTTGGCGACGGCTGCGGAGCGGGAGACTCCTCCCCAGCAGTGCACGTAGACACCCGCGAGCTCACGTTTGTTAGCGTTGAGCCATTGGATGATTTTCTGAGCGTCTTGGGTAGTGAATAGATCAGAGGACCGGGCATAGGGGTCACCGTAGGGTTTGTAGGGATCTGGTTCTTCAACATCGTCGAACTGGAGACGCAGGATGCTCCCCCACCCCTCGGGCAGGTTAGCGGTTCTGCCGGGATCGGTGATGGAAATGACACCGTAAAGTGGGCTTGGACGCAGACCTTTCATCTCCTGCTCGGAGTGGTAGCTTACCGAGTCGTACCCTGTATTGGATAGCGCGCGTTTGTACACGCGGCCTTTGTACAGAAGCTTCTGCATGTAGCTAGTCGCGGGTATCGAAGCCAGCTTTTTTCACTGCTTCATCGGGGGCATCGCCGGAAACCGTTGCCAGAGGAGCGCCTGTCGGAGCAGGTTCCCACTTATCTGACAAATAGTTTTGAGGGATATCGATTAGGAAAACAGACGTGGAGTTACTGTCCGGATCGTATTTCGCTAGCAGACCGCCGATATGCTCGTAGCGACCGTTAGCTGGGTTGAACTCGCGCCCGATGTACACCGAGTACGACGCCTTGGGATTGGTCACGAGAAACTCAGCGGTACCTTTGTAGTCGTCCTGCGCAGCTACACGAACATACGTGCGCCCCTTGTAGGTAAGCCTTTTCATGTCCCCACTCCTCGAGGAGGTGCGTCGCCAACCTCGGTAGAGCTCCATCGGGTCTCCGCCCTGCTCTTCCAACTTCTTCCGCAGACAAATCTCTTGCTCATCTGCTACGCGCTTCCACGCAGAGATGGCGGCGAATCGGAAGTCCACGTCGGCAGCATCAGCGAAGTGCTTCTGAGCAGCCGCGGCAACCTTATCGTAGTTCCACTCACAGGTGTCAGGATCCATCAGCTGATGACGGTTCTCTACCATCCATTGTACCACGTCATCCGTACGTTCGTAGATGTCTGCACATACGTACAAGCGTCTCCGGTACTTGAGTTTCCTTGGTTGCATACGAAAGAGTAACTAAAACTAGACTAGTGGCAAGTCGTCGCACTGTAACTTAGCGAGCTCGAGCTGGTTCTGCGCGCGGGCCACTGCAAGCTTTCGACCATTTGATCTCCTTAATGCTCCCTTTCGGATTTGAACCGAAACTAAACTGGGAAACGTCGAGCTCGTAGTAGCGTGTACCATCAGACCCTTCGGAGAATTTTTGTTCTTTCTCCTGTCCAAGCGGTAGTTGGGTGGCCACTAGGGCTGCGCCGCTTACCTTGAGAAAATCACGTCGTTTCATTTTGGTTCTCCTTGTACTCCATCTGAGGGCCGATCGTGGAGGTGTCAATCTTCCACACTATGTCCGGGCAGCCACAGGTTCCTCCTACCCTTTACATTTTACATTTGCGGCCACCGGGATTCGAACCCGGACGGAATTACTCCAGCGGGGCTTAAACCCGCTGCGTCTGCCAATTTCGCCATGGCCGCGCAACCATTATTCTCCAAACACCACCTCGTGCCCACACGCGCAAATGGAACTCCGTGGGTAGTACGCGTGAGGTGGTGGCACGTACTCCACGTAATGCGTACGGCCACATTTGCAAGTGTACACCGCTATGTCCTGCGCTGCATTCATGGACGCTAGTATCTCGAGCTCTTGCGCGAGGTCTTCTTCGCTGAGATCGGGACAGCGTTTTCTGAGGAACTTCTCGTAACGTTCTGCTTCTTTCACTGCGGTTCTCACTCCAAGCAACTAGCAGGTATTGTACCTCTCGAGGTGATTCCTGACAAGGGATTTTTGTAGGTGAAGTCACAGAGCTCCAGCGTAGCATAGTCGAATATTTTTCCGGAGTTGATTGTGTACTGTGCTTCCAGCTTGACCTCGGTGCCCACGGGAAGTGTGATGGTCACTTCGGGGTCTCCGAGCTCGAAGTCCTTCTTGTGGTGGTTGGCCCAGCGGACGAGGATAGGCTTAGTCAGTCTCATCTTCATTTTGCCAGAACTTTTCGTCTACTAGAAACTTGGTGGCAACGAACTTGAGTGGCTTGGGCAACTCTATTTCACCGCTCTGTGTTAGCTTGACGAACTCCCACACCTCTAGGTCTCGGTTGTAGCGGAACTGCACGTCCAGTGTGAGACCGCTGTCGAACTTCACACCACGGGATTGCGCCACCTTCACGTAGTCAGCTGTGGACTCGTCAACCTGATTGAGGAGTGTTTCTCGGGCGCGGCGGATAGTATCCCGCGTGGGTGGGTCCAGAGACTTGCGGAGACATCTCACGATGTACTCGTAGAGCTCCTCAGGAGTCGTTTGGTTGTCGGTGGGGTCACTCATTATGTTCCTTTAATTCTAGCTGCCATCGTAGCCTTTCCTTAGTTTGTCTGCCACCACGATAGCTTCTCCGAGAGTGGACGCGCGCCACTCCAGCACGAGTTTTTGTATTTGCTCGAAGGTGGACTGACAGACTTTCTGAGCGTCGCTGCCGTCGGGAAGGGTTTCCGCGAGGTAGTGAGCGAACACACCGAAGATGTTGAACTCCTGCATGGGCTCGAGGGGCTCACCATCACCTTTATCACATCATGGAGCACTGCAACGATTTTGTCCTGAATGTCATCCAGCTGTGCCATTACGCGCAGCGGGTGCAGGATGTACGGTTGTCTAGCCTTGTCCACCTGACCAGCGTGGGCCTTCGTGGCGATGGACAGCGCCAGGTCAAGTTGTTCGTGCATCCGGTCGAGCATTGTTATGCTTCGTCCCTAGTTTCTCGCTCACATTTGGCGCAGTAGCCAATATCAGTCCAGCAGTCCATGCAAGTCGGTCCGCCACAGCGTTCGCAACCTCGTGGGTCCATGTCTTCTGTGCCGATTTTCTGGCTGAAGCCACAGGAGCAACAGACCCACTCGGTGCCTTCGTCGTAGCCGCCGTCCTCGTTTTCATCGGGCCATCTGTAAGTGCTCATTGATTTCTCCTTTATGGTCTTCGCATCTGCGTACCTTTCGGAATAATCACTCCGGTGGTGCGCACGTGCGTATTTTTCAACGTCCAGAAGTGATCGCACGAGTCGCAGCCAGCTGCGGGTACGGTCACCTTGTGTCTTTTTCCTTTCTGGTCTATCTGGTTGAACACCACCTTCATTCGTGCCCTAGCTGAGCTACCACAGTGAGGACACGTAAATCGGTACCGCCAACGGTACCCCAAATAAATCAGGAGTGCAAGAATAATTACGAGTAGTGGAGCTATTTCCCGAATCATCGCTGGTAACCTCTACAAAGTATTTTACAAGATGAGTACGGGGACCCGCTAGCCGTCTTCAGAAGGCTCGGGTATCTGAGCGCCGTAGTCTCTAAAGAAGAGCGCGGGGTTTCCCATGTCTTCTTTTCTGAGCTGCTCCATGGTAACAAAGGGATTGACCTCCCACGTGGGCTGTTGCACCCAAAGTCGGTCGTCGTTATCTAGTGAGGATTTTTTGAGGGAACCCAGGAAACTGTTGGGGCTTGGAGATCCGAGAAGGAACAGTAGAGGAGCGGTGCCACTTTTATTCTGTCTACCACGAAGAGTTACTAAGCTATTACGGAGAGCTTGGTACACATCTTGGACGGAGTACCCCCAAGAAGTTATTCTCTCAATCCAATCCGGACTGTCGATGGTAGCGAAGACGCGCGTGCCCCCTCTGTGGCATTCGTTGAGGTCCGTTCGTCGTAGAACCAAGGTGCATCCTGGAAGAAAAACTTCTTTGAGGTTGCTGGGATCCTTTGCTAGTAAACTTCCTGAAGCGAACCACTGTGATTCATGTACGAGCCGCCAGAAGGTCTCCCAGATTGCTTTAAGTGGGTCTACGAAAGTCATCTCGATCTCCACATTGGGCGGCATACCAAACTGCTCATTGAGCGGTCTAGGCAAACGAAAAATCTTGTGTAGCACATATGTAGCTGCCACAGCGCTGAGGAAGGTGTTCCCCGACCGCTGTCCTCGTACGCCTACTACTTCGTGGTAGGGGCGTGCGAAAGCTTCAGTAACATCCTTTTTGCAAACTGGGCATTCCTTGTGTTTGGTTGGGCGATAACCGCAGTTGGGGCAGTATTCCTGGAACGCTGTACTGAGTAGTTTGATGTTTTGCGGAAAAACATCTTTCCGTCCGAGGAATTTTGGGTCGGTAATCCACTCGTACACGTTAGCCGCACCAAGGGCTTGGGGTAGAACAGGTGTCGTTTTTGCTACACGTTTGAGATGTTTGCAGGAAGCTGCTATTGAAGTCTCAGCTACAGCCTCTTCTGATGCATCTTCGCGCGCTTCGTGAACTACTGCGTATTCTTTTTCGCTGTGCTGAACAGCAACCATGAAAGCATCAAGGGGTTCGTGGTAGTAGGGTTTGTGGACCGTTTCTATTTTATGTCGGTGCCACTTATCACAATACTTCGCCAAGCCACTTTTGAACCAGGGAAGTCCTCGTCCAGTCTGACCGTCCCAGAAACGATAAATCAACGCGAAGGGTAGTACGCCTCTATCATCCCCTCGATAAAAATAGTCTTTCTCCGGATCGTAGGGACAGTCCGCCAGCAATCTAAAAGCAACGTCGATATACTTCGTAGCCGTTCCCAAACACATTTCCCGAATGCTGGTGTCGAAGCCTAGAGGACGCTCCCACTCCAAAGTGGCCATCTTTACGCAGCGACGAATTTCACTTCGGTAGTGGTACGGCAAAGCGAACCGGAAATTGTTCAGCCAGTCAATGTGGTCCCGAGGGAACAACCGTACCCCTTGCTTCACCGCTTTCTCATCCAAACTGCTCCAGTCGAGAATGTAGACTCGCGTGGAGCGGTGCTCGTCTCCACCCCAACTACTGAACTTGGTCTCCTTGAGAAAAACGAGGCGTGGGAACAGAAGGTTAGACTTCTCGTTACGAAACATGACAACTCTCCTTGTTTAGCGGTCACCACCCTGGTGACAATCCTGATACTTCTATTTTACAAGATGGAGTTGTCGCAGAAGGAGCTTGTCAGCACTTCGGTCGATTCGTTCTGCGGTAGGCGTCCTGCAGCTGGGCGAGTCCAGGGATGAGACCTCGTTGGGATTCGGGCCACCTTGTCCAAGCTTCCTGGCCGTCTGTTTGAAACGCGAAAAACAGCTCCTGGAGAGTTGTGCACTTGTCCTGGACGAGTGTTCGATTATCTTCTTCGTCCGGGATGGCAGCAATAAATCTAAAGACGCCGTGAGGGTCTTGCCCTTCCTCTGGACAGAAAACTTCCACAACGTGCCGCGCGAGGTTCGTTGGGCACTGGTGCGAGTGGAAGAGATAATCGTACCAATCCGGCTTGCCATCATCAGGCATCGAGTACGAATCTACAACTACGTAGAGGTCCCGTATTCGGAAGAGGCAGAGCATCGGCTGGCGTGGGCACTCCTTGGTAGTCACATCCTGCAGGACACCTTGGCCCGCTTTGAAGCGGACTTCGTGGTTGCAGATAGTACAGTGCCAGGGACCGTAGCTTTGGATGGTGTCCTTGTCTAGTACGTGGTCCACGGAGAAGTCGTAGTCACCGCAGTTCGGGCACTCGAGGTAGCGTTTCGTTTTAATCTTAGCCATGGCGAGTTTTCATGTTTTTTCTGTTGAGCCTCTCTGAAAACACGTGGGGCTCATCGTGCTCGTCTGCAATAAGCAGCTGCACGTCTTCTGGGATAACCCACGTAAGACTTTCCATGAAAGAAACCAGGGCGTCTATGTCTAAGTAGTTGTAGGCGCCAACCATCACCGTTCGTTGGATTGCGTAGGTGCCACCGTATTTGCGAGGGCTTATTCCGTCGTCTAAAAATACTGGAGGGACCTGATCGATGCTCTCGAAATACTTCGTGATGTCGTGCACGCGATCCTCGTCGCACACGGAAAAAGCGATGATGGTGTCTGCTATGTGGCTCATTTGGATCCCTTTTCCATTCTCTCTTGCAGCTCAAACATATCCTTGGGAGCTCCCATCGCTTCCCAACACTGGCGAAAAATATCGGGGTGGACAGGCCCAGCTTCGCGTGCGTCCTCGTACGCCACGATGCTGAGCTTCAAACCGAGAACTCGCACCAGCTTGACCAGAGTTCTCAACGTCAAATTATCGGGTCGGTTGAACAGCTGGGAAACACGCGCCTCGGAAATACCCAACGCTCGTGCGATGTCTTTTTGTCGAACTTCATTCTCGTCGATTCTTGTTTGAAGCTGCCCAATAAAATCGGAGGCTACAGCGTACTTGAATGCTTCTACACTTTCCGAGGTCCAGTGCTTAAATTCTGCCATAAGTCCTCCTAATGCTGGCGGGGAGACTCGAACTCCCACGGGTTGCCCCACTGGCTCCTAAGGCCAGCGCGTATCACCAATTTCGCCACGCCAGCAGAAAAACAATACAACGTAATGTAGTTTAATCGAAAAGAAATGTCAAGAGGAGAAAGCTCGGGGAGGAAACTTCCTCCCCGAGGCTAGAGGATTAAATCTCGAATCGCTGGGTCAACTTCCAGCCCTTGCGCTCGTCCCAACCATCAGACACGACCATGGAGGCGTAGAGCACCTTGCCCGACGTTTGATCGGTAGCGACCTGCCCGAAGAACTGGTCGTTGCGGATCGTCACGATGTCCGCCTGCGCATGCCCAGCGCGCTGCTCCTGGTCCTGCTGGAACTGGTCATCCAGCAACTGCCGTACTTGCCGACGTACGAGCTCGTCCTGCTTGGACTCCACCGACTCGAGCTCGGTGCAAAGATCATCGAGGTTCGACAGGTCCCGTACCTCGAGAGGTACGCGGGTCTTCAGAACCACCTCCGACTGCTGCGCTCGCTTGGAGGCCGCGATAGCTGCGCTGCCGTAGCACACGCGAACCAGCGGCTCCCACACCGTACGCCAATACTCCGTACACGGAGCACGCTCGCATCCCATCACTTCGCCGTTGATGAGGATGATGGCGCCCACCTGGTCCTCGACCACCTCGAACTCCGCAATGAACTGGTCCAGCTGGCGCTCGTACCCTTGCATGTACGTTACGAGGT